GCGAACGTGGAGCAGCGGGCCGCCGAGCGCACCTACGGCATCGGCGAGGACCAGCTCACCGAGCCCGTTGACTGGTCGGCGTTCAGCCTGCGCCGCGCGTGGAACTAGGCGAAGAACTCCCGGGCACCGTGGTGGGCGCACAACAGCAAGGAGGCGTACTCGGCCGGGCTGGCCAACCTCGACTTGAAGTACACTTAGCGGTATGAGCATCCAGCAGCTACAGCCGGGCCGGGCAGCGGCCACCGCCCCCGCTGTCAGGGCGGCCATCTACGTGCGCATCTCGCTCGACCGTGTCGGGCGCGGCCTCGGGGTCGGCCGCCAGCAGGCCGACTGCGAGGCGCTCGCCGAGCGGCTCGGGGCCGTAGTGATCCGGGTGTTCGTCGACAACGACTTGTCCGCGTACTCCGGCAAGCCCCGACCGGCCTACCGCGAGCTGCTCGCCGCAGTGGGTCGCGGCGAGTTCGATGTCGTCCTCGTGTGGCACACCGACCGGCTGCACCGCAGCCCGCTCGAACTAGAGGAGTGGATCACAGCCTGCGACCCCCACTCGGTCGCCGTGCACGGAGTGAAAGCCGGCGAACTCGACCTGGCCACATCGTCGGGTCGGGCGGTGGCGCGCACCCTCGGTGCGTGGGCGCGCTACGAATCGGAGCACGCCTCCGAACGGATCAATGCGAAGATGGACGACAAGGCCGCCAAGGGCGAGTTCCTGGGCGGATACCGCCCGTTCGGCTACACCGCGGACGGAATGCAGATCGAGCCCGCCGAGGCGGCGCTCATCGTGTGGGCGACCGAGCAGATACTTCAGGGTGCCTCGCTGCGCTCGGTCACCCGCGCATTCCGCGAGTCCGAGTTCGCTCCGACAAGAGCCAAGGAATGGTCCACCCACACGGTGAAAGGCGTGTTGTTGCGCGAGCGCAACGCGGGGCTGATGCTCCACCGCGGCGTGGTGGTGGGCAAAGCAGCCTGGCCGGCGATCATCAGCAAAGAGGAGCACCACGCGCTGGTGAGCCTGCTGGACAACCCGACCCGGCGCTGCGCACCGATAGGTGCCCCACGGCGCTGGTTGGGCTCCGGCCTGTACCTGTGCGGCGTCTGCGGCGGGACAATGCAGGTCGGCACCGCGGGGAAAAACCGGAAACCGAAGTACGTGTGCGGCAGCTACACGCGCCAGACGAAAGGGGGGCGCCACGTCTCACGCACCGCGGAACACCTCGACGCGTTCATCCTCGAACACCTCATCGGCTGGTTGTCCCAGCCCGACGCCGCGCAGGTGTTCGCCACCCCGGCCGTGCCTGCTGGGCAGCTCAACACCTGGCGCACCGAACTCGGGGTGATCGAGGCTCAGCGCGGCGAACTCGGGGCGCGCCTAGGCCGCGGTGAGATCACGATGGCGATGCTGGACGCGGCCAACGTCGGGCTCACCGCGCGGGCGGGCGAGCTGGAAGCGAAGCTCGCCTCGGCGATGTCCAGCTCGCCGGTGAGCGCGCTCGTCGGGGTTCCCGACGTGGCCGCGGTGTGGGCTCAGATGGACCTGGAGGCCCAACGGGGGGTGCTCGCGGAGCTGATGACCGTCACCGTCCATCCGGCCCCGCACGGCCGGATGAAGGATGGGTCCTACTTCCACGGGGAGTCCGTGGGAATCGCCTGGCGACACGATGCAGGCTCGCCGACGCCGGTCGGGTAAACGTGCTGGGCGACATCGCCGGGGCGCCCGACGTGGGCGCGGTGTGGGACCGCTACAGCCTCGACCGGCAACGTGCCGTCATCGACGCACTCAGGGTGGTCACCCTGCACTCGCCGGGCCGGGGCGTTCGGTCGTTTGATCCGGCGTCCGTCGAGATCAAGCAGCGCCCGCTGCTCTAGACCCCGGATGGACTGACGCGACCTTGACAACACAGAATCGGATGTTACGTTCCGGCCAGAGAGACAACAAACACCCTGGCACGGGGGTGCAGTCAGCGATCCAAGATAGGCGGGTGCTCCCTTGCAAGGTTGTCGATCATCCGAAGCCGCCTGCGAGCGCGCGGAACTTATCGCGCGGATCGTTGATGGCCTGTTGCCGTTGAGCGCCGAACAGGTCGCCGGGCTACGCCCGCTACTCGGACCGGGTAGCCCGGCAGCCCGTGCCGCACGGGCTGCCGCCGCCGAGATCGAACAGCAAGCGGCGTGACCGGAACCGGAGTGACAAACCGCCTGGGCGATGCGTGCAGCGGGCGGAATGAAGAGATCGGATGATCTGTCGATTCTGTCGGGTCTCCGTGTGACAATGCCGACGGCATAGCGGTTGATCGAGAGGAGCTGACGTGACGACCACGCCCGAGTTTCTGTCCCCGCCTGCACCTGACGATCCCGAGTCGGTGCAGCGGCCGGACGAGTCGCTAGGCCAAGTAGTCTGCCGCGCCGCCGACGGTTTAGACATGGTGCGCAGGGCCGCCGCAGAACTCGCGCGCCGTGCCGCGCTGACCGCCCGAGAGTAAGCGCTTCACAACGTCTCTCGGTTGATCCCCGAGGGATTCCACAACCCATCCCCGGCCCGGGCGTCGTCGCGTCCGCCCGGGTTGGGGATGGGTTTCCGACGCGACAGGGAGAAACCGGACGTGAGCGCGGAAGTCGACTTTGGTTCGCTCGTGAAAGGGTACGCCGACATGCGGCTGATGGCGGACGACAGCGCAAGCCCGTTTCTCGTCGATGACCTCGTTGGCGACAGCATCACCCTGTGGTACGGGCAGTCTGAGATCGGGAAGTCGCGGTTCGTGTGCGGTTTCATCGCTGCGATGCTGCGCGGCGAGCCGTTCCTCGATCGGAAGCCGCAGTACCCGATCGACCGTGTGATGATCCTGTGCGCCGACGCGGGAGGTGACCGCGAGTACTCGCGTCGGCTGCTGCGTCCCGAGTGGGCCGCGCTGACCGAGACCGAGGCCCGGGGCCTGTTCACGATGCCGATACCGGCTATGCAGGGGTCGGAGTACTGGCACGGGCTGCGCCGTGCGCTGGACACGGTCGGGCCTGCGCTGGTGATCCTCGACCCGCTTACCCGCGCGATCAACGGCGACTCGAACAGGTCGGCGCCGGTCGCCGAGTTCTACGCCGGTGTGCAGGCCCTCGGCTACCCGACGATCGTCGTCGCGCACTCGTCCAGCAAGCCGGGGGAGAACGGGCGTCACCGGGGCTCTCAGACCCCGCTAGGGCACTCCTCGATCGTGTCGAGCGCCCGGTGGCGAGTGGAGATGCTCGCCGACCGGACAACCGGCGAAATCGGCTCGCTGAAAGCGACCGGCAACGACGGGCCAGCAGTGGAGATCACGGTGAGACCGGGGCCGGGGTTGACGGGGTTCAGCGCGGTCTCGGAACGGACCCGGGCCGAGGCCGTGGAGCATCGCCAGGCCCGGACCGCAGAGCGGTCGGGGCGGCACCTGGCCGCCGCCGGATGGCTGGTTGACCAGCACCCGACCGCGACAGCGGCGCAAGCGTCACGCTTGCTAGCCGAGCGGTTCCCCGGCGAGCTGTCCCGGGCCGAGAGGCCCGCCCGGGCCATCGCGCAAGCGCTGGCGAAGCGCACCGGGGTCGGTGCGCACCTGGTGCGCTCCGGTGAGCGCTGGGCGGTCGCCGCGTGAGCGTGTTCGCGTGTTGCTCTGTTGCCTATAGGGAACAGGAAACACAACACACCCCCTCCCTAGGACCCTCCCCCGTCGCCGTCAAAACCCCTGGTCATGTAAGCGACCGAGCGCAAGCGAGGGAGCGCATGCCGCCGGGCTCCGCTCCGCTTCGCCCGCCCGCTCCCTCCGGCCCGGTCGCTCCGAGCCGGGGGTGGCGAAGCAGGCCCCCGGCGACCCCTGGTCGGTCTCAATCGGCCTTCCGGCCGATGGCCTCGCCGATCGGTCCTCCGCTTCGCTCCGGCCCGATCGACTCGGGTACCGTAAATGATCTTTCCTGGGCCGTTGAACGGACCAACGGGCGACGGCCCGCCAGGGCCGGAGCCTCCGACTCCGCTAGGGCTACGTCGTTCGGCCAAGGCAGAACTACAGCGACGGAATGAAAGGGAGGAGCCGATTACGACTCATTCGCCCTTCCGGGCGAAGGCCCTTCGCGTCCGGCTCGTTCCTCGCCGTCCGCTCGGGGTGTAGCTGTCCACAACTTCGCAGGCCAAGGCTGCTCCATCGCCTCACGGCGATGGGCCTCGCCGATCGACTCGGGGTTGATCTACCCCTAGCTGTCGGCCGAGGCAAAGTGTTCCGCCGACCATCGCACCCGCGGATGATCTTAGACAGGGAGACCAAGTTATGACCAGTCACGACGATAACCCAGCCACCCGCCGGACGGGCCGACTCCATCGGCGCCTGGCGAGGATGCTGTTTCAGCGGCCTAGTCCTCCGGCCGTCCGATCGGCGGATGGGCGACTTCGCAAGTCTGACGGCACGATCATTCCCAAGCCGACGTCGCGGTTTACCCGCCTCGATCTCAACAGCATCGTGGAAGTCCCCGACTCGCCCGGGGATGAGACCGTTGACGAGTACGGCGAGTATCGCTCGATGGGAGCGGTGGTCCGCGACGCCAAGGCCGCGTCGCGGCTACCGCTTCGCGGCGAGTACCCGGTGACGACGGAGACCGTGGCCGCCCCGACGGACCGGGGCGAGCCGTCACAGGGTGACCTAGAACGTCTCTCGGACGTGATCGACGCCGCAGAGTGGAGCGGGCCTTGCACGGAGTCGCCGCCGGTCACCCCGCGGGGACCCTCACGGGGATGGTGGCGCCGATTCACCGGGCGATTCAGGGGCAAGGCTAAGTGACCACCCACCCCGCCCATGCCCCTTCCCCTTCCCTTTCCCTCGGGATTCACCCTTGCCCACGGCCCTGCCCAGCACACGGGACAGGGTGGTGGGTAGTGGTGGAAGGGTAGGTGAGTAACACGCGCAATGGCATAGGCGTGGTGGAACGTAAAGTGAGTGTGTTGGTGTGGAAGGGTGTTGAGTAGCAAGCGAAGGAGAATGATGTTGACGGTGTGGAGCGAACGATGGCGAACAGCTCGCCGGTGATGCGGTGAGAAGAATCGACAATGGTAAGGGGGGTACCCGGGGGGTATCTCCCTCCCCCGGGGCCGCTCCCCACCGTCAAGTCCTGCACTTCGCCTCGGGTGACTCGACCTGAAACAGCCGTCACGCGCACGCCGCGCGAGGCGAACCCACCGGAAGGCAGCCCGAGATGACCACCGATCGACTCCCGCCCGCGCCGCCGGGCACCGGCACGGCCGGGCGCCGACTCTGGCGCGGCGTACTGGCGGATTTCGACCTCACCGGCGCCGAGTCGGAGATCCTCCGTGAGTGCGTCCGTGTCGCCGACATGATCGACCGCCTCGAACGGGAAGCCGCGAGCGGACCGCTCACGATCACCGACAAGCGCGGCGAGGCCAAGACCGCCCCGGCGATCGTGGAGGCACGTCAGCAACGCGCGTTGCTCGCGCGCCTGGTTGCGAGTCTCCGGCTACCCGACCTCGATACCGGAGACCGGCCACAACGGCGCGGTGCCGCCCGTGGCGCCTACGCCCGGGGCCGGGCCACCGGAAGGGCCTACGGGTCCAACACGGCCCGTCTCGCGGCCGTGAGGGCCGCCTGATGGCGAAGCTACGCCGTGAGGGTCCACCGTTCGATCCGGCGCTGCTCGACACCCGGGTCGAATCGTGGCTCACCCAGGACGAGCGAGACCGGCTCGCCGAACTCGCGGACGACTATCGCGCCGACGTCCGGGACCGGAACGGCGAGCGTGCGCGGGCGACGTCGGATGCGATCGACACCGAGTGTCACGTCCTCGCCCGATACCGGATCGTAGGCGGGTGTTCCGTTGCCGCCGCCGAGGCCGACTGGGCGCGTAAACGTCGGATCGGGGCTCAACGGGCCGCGGGTTGGCACGTCGCGTTCGACGGCACGGTCACCGCTGGGCCAGCCGAGGCGATGGCGACCCCCGAGGACGAGAGGGCTGCATCGTGAATAGCTTGATCGCCGCCGCCGCGATTGCGCGCCGCGCACGGGACAGGTCCGCCTCCGAGCGTGGCCGCGCGGCCACCCGGTCCGCCAAGAGCGCCAACCGCGGCGTGATCCGGCCACCGAAAGGCGCCACACCGAACCGGGGCCGCGGTTCCAAGCGCGGCTAGCGCGCTCTCAGTCGGCCCGAGAGTGCCGAACTTCCGCCCCGAGGGTCAGGACACCCGGAGATGGCGCAACGGCCTACGACACCCTCGGCCGTAGAGCACCACCGGGTGCCCGGTTGCTTGTGAAAGAGAGGCCCGCTTGTGACCGCATCGACCTTAGTAAACGCCGCTGGCGCTGAGCGCTTCCTCGGTGTTCCCGCCCATCGCGTCCGGGGGTGGGCTCGCACCGGGCGACTCCACCGGATCGGCGGACTCGCGCCGGTGTACCGGGCTGGCGACGTTCTCGAACTCAACGCCGAAACCGAGGACCGCGCTTCCCGTGGCGATCGCCGGTGCCGGGTCCAGCGGCTGTCATGAAACGCGGCCAGGATTGACACGGAATGGTATACTAACGGGGGAGAGAGACAGTATCTCTTCCGCGTTGAACTCGCCACGGAACGCTGACAAGTGCCCGTGACGAAGCAAACCCCGTCGAGGCATCCTCCGGGGTTGAGTAACCGGCCCGAAACGGCAAGGCCGATCGTAGTTCCCCCGCCCCGGACGCTTCCGCGTCGCGGGCCGAACCGATCCCGGGCAGGCACACCAGCACCCGACAGGGGGCTGTACGGCACCGACCGCCAAGGCCGGTACCTCTCAAAGGGTCCGATCTCTTGATCGGACCTTGCTCCAACCGTCGCTGACAAGGGACGGGATTCCGCGCTGATAAGCGCACTCCCCTCACCTCTCTCGCCGAGCGCGCGCTCTTAAGCCGCTCGGCATCGACGCGCGGCCCCGACTTTCGTCGGCGCCGAATGGAGCGCAAACAAGATGGCTACAGGCTATTCTTCCACCGAGATCGGTGGCGCGACGGTCCCCGAGGACCTCGCCCCCATCATCATCGACGAACTTCTCGCCGAGTCGGTCGTCCTCCAGGCGCGACCCCAGGTGTTCGAGGCCGAGGGCGCACCGCTGCTTATCCCTCGGATCGACGCGCTCGACACCGACACCGCGTGGCACGCGGAGAACACCCTCATCACCGAGGAAGACCCGATCTTCGGCGAGGTGATTCTGCTGCCCACCACGCTGAAGTCGCTGAAGGTGTTGCACCGGTTCTCGAACGAACTGGCGCGCAACGCGAAGGACGGCATCGGAGCCGTTCTGGCAACCGCTCTGGTTCGCCGCATCGCGTTGTCACTGGACGAGGCGATGCTCGTTGGTGACGGTGCCGCCAACACCGTTAAGGGCATCGCCAACGCCACCGGCGTGCAGACGATGGCCGCTATCGGCCTGGTCACGGTCAACGACCTGCACGACGCGCACGCGCTGGCGCTGGGCGCGAACGCGAAGCCTTCCGCCTGGTTCATGCACCCGCGCGACTTCACCACGCTCCGCAAGGAAAAGGGCTCCGACGGGCAGTATCTCGTCACGCCCGATCCGACCGAGGCGAACCGCTACCAACTGCTCGGTATCCCGGTGTTCATCAGCACTCAGATGCCGAGGAATGGCGGGGTGGGCACGAACGAGTCGCGGATCATCCTCGCGGATATGAAGCAGGTAGCGGTCGGCCGCGATCAGGAGATCAACGGGACGATCCTCACCGAAACGTTCGCCCACTACGATCAGATGGCGATCCGGATCACGGCGCGATTCGACATCGCGCCGCTGAACCCCGAGGGCGTCGTTGTGCTCAACGGCGTCACCGCGGCCTGATCGGTTCACGGACCAGGCCCCGCTTCGGCGGGGCTGGTCCTCCGGCTCTTTCCGTTTCGTCCGGCGGAGGTTTTCCCTCGCCGGTCCGGGTGGGCTCTGCCGCCTACCTCCCGGTGCCCCTGCCCACGCCAGCGGCCACGGGCGCATCGGGTGGGCGGTTGCACCATCCCGCAAGCGCGGGATGGCTCACGAGGCCCCGGGGCTAACAGCCCCGGGGCTAACAGCCCCGGGCTGAGTTGCCCGCCCGAGAGAACACCCGTGGGCGGTCCGGCTCTCAGCCGGACCGTTCCGGGCGGTGTCCCACCCTCGGGCGTTTAGCCCGATTACTATCAGTCGTGTCAGACCCGAATCCGCGAGTAGGTGGGCGACAGGGCCCCGCAGATGACGATAGGTGCCCGCCTGACCTGGGATGATGGCAGTGACAAGGCCACAACCATCCCGGTTGAGAGGACACCTATCAGGTGGGCACAGTACGCGAGATCCGTCGGTTGCGG